ATTCCCTGCTGTTGTACCTAGATGGGGCATATCTGGTGGTGATATTTATGGCAATTCACCGGGAATGGAAGCGTTAGGTGACGTAAAACAGTTACAACATGAGCAATTACGCAAGGCACAAGGCATTGATTACCAAACAAAACCACCATTGCAAGTACCTAGCTATATGAAGAACCGTGATGTGGACAGTCTTCCGGGTGGAGTTACGTTTATTGATGGACAACAAGGCAAAATTGAGACAGCATTTAACGTAAACCTTAATTTAAATCATTTATTAGCAGATATACAGGACGTAAGACAGCGTATTAATGGTAGTTTTTATGCTGATTTGTTTCTTATGTTAGCTAATGCTACTGATACAAGGATGACTGCAACAGAAGTAGCAGAACGACATGAAGAAAAATTATTAATGTTAGGTCCAGTACTGGAACGATTACATAATGAATTATTAGATCCATTAATTGATAATACGTTTAACAGAATGCTTGAAACTGGACTAGTACCACCTGCTCCAGAAGAGTTACAGGGCATGGAATTAAACGTAGAATTTGTTTCTATGTTGGCACAAGCACAACGTGCAATTGGTACAAATAGTGTTGATAGGTACGTTAATAATATGGGTATGGTTGCCCAGATGAAACCTGATGTTTTAGATAAATTTGATTCTGATGCATGGGCTGATGGATATGCTGATATGTTAGGTGTAGATCCTAAACTTATAGTTGCAGGTGAGCGAGTAGCCAAGATACGTCAAGCAAGAGCGGAACAACAACAAGCAATGGCACAACAAGAAGCACAACAACGTGCTGTAGAAAATGCAACTAAATTAAACAATAGTAAAACTGGAGAGCCATCTATGATGGACATGATGAATCAATTTAGCGGTTACAATTCACCATCACCATTGGAGGTATAAATGGATTTAATTGATCTTAAAAAAGACCCACAACCTATAGATAGCAATGAAATGTTTGACGAACCGATGTATAGCTACGGTTTGTGTATATCGCTTGGTAGAGAAGAGCTAGAAAAATTAGGAATAGAAAAGTTACCAGAAGCTGGTAGCGAGATGATGATTAAAGCTATTGCTTATGTTAAGACTGTTAGGGAAAGCAAAGAAAAAGATGGTGTTGAACAGAATGTAGAACTACAAATATGTGCAATGGGAATTGATCCTATTGACAAAACAAAAGATCAAGCCAAAGGTTTGTACGAAACCCAACCCAAACCTGCAATAAAGGCAACACCTGTTGCTAATACCTCAACTTATTTAGCATAGGAGTTTATTATGGAAGATCCAAATTTCACAAAAATGTCACCTGAGTACAAAAAAAGGTTTAGAGAAATGATAAAAAAGCACGAAGAAGAAGAAAAAAAATTAAAAAAATTATATAATAAATCAAATCATGGGGGTAAAAAATAATGTCGTTTGGTAAAGCACTACAAGATTTTAAAGATAAAAACAGAAAAAGAAAAGGTACAAAACCGGGTGAAGTTGGATTAGATATATTTGATAGAGCTAGGAGAGCAGAAAAAGAAAGAGATGAGAAAAAAAAGAATCAATCAAAAATGGAACAATTTGCAAACAAATTATACGGAGGTAGTTAATAATGGCTGATGCAAAAAATATTATACCTGCAAAAATAAAAAGAAAAGCAGCAACATTAGAAGCTATGAAAGAAGGAGGTATGGCATCTGATAAACAAATAAAAGAATTGGAAAAACTTAAGAAACTTTACCCTTCAATGTTTTAAATTATGAAAAATCAAGGATTATGGGCAAACATTCATGCAAAACGTAAAAGGATTGCAGATGGATCTGGAGAAAAAATGCGTAAAAAGGGTAGCAAGGGTGCTCCTACTAACAAAGCGTTAAGAGATAGCCAAAGTAAAAAAGCATAAGGTGTGACCGTAACACGGTTATGACTAGATATATTAGAGCATGAGTGAATACAATCCTCTCGACCTCAAAAGTCAACAAAAATCTAAAGACAATAAAAAGTCTGAAGAAAGAATTGACCGCCAAAATGAAGAGTCGGACATCAAATGGTTGATGAGCAGCAAGAGGGGTCGCAGATTAATCTGGAGACTTCTGGAGCAAGCAGGTGTTTTCCGATCATCGTTCAACACTAACGCAATGGCAATGTCATTTAGCGAAGGTAACAGGAATTATGGTTTGCAAATACTAAACTTAATCCACACTCTCTGCCCAGAACTATACCCGACAATGATTAAGGAGCAAAAAAATGTCAGAAACGCTGATGACGGAAGCCAACCAAACCAATGAAGGCAGCACACAGCAAGCAGTAGAAGGAACAGAAACTGAGCAATCAGTTGAAACTACTAATACTGAAAATACACAGCAACAAGCTGAAACTGTAGCGGATCAACAAGATTCGGATGAATCCTCTGTTGAAAGTGAAACTAGCGAACAGGAAACACCAGAAGGTGCTCCTGAGAAATACGAGTTCAACGACAAGGTGGCTGACGCACCAGAGGTACTCGACCCCGATGTATTAACTGCATTCGGTGAAGTCGCTAAAGAACTTGACCTGCCACAGGAAGCTGCACAAAAAGTATTAGACAAAGTCGCACCTGTAATACAGGCAAGACAAGCAGAACAGGTTGAAAAGGCACGAGTAGAGTGGGCAGAAGATTCAAAATCAGATGATGAATTTGGTGGCGAAACTTTTGATGCCAATCTAGAAGTTGCAAAATCAGCCCTTGATGCTTTCGGTACTTCTACTTTTAAACAGTTGCTGTCAGAATCTGGCTTGGGAAATCATCCCGAAGTAATTCGGTTTATGTACCGAGCAGGTAAGGCAATTAGTGAAGACAGTTATGTTGGTAATTCTCAAGGTGCTAGTGCTAAAGGCAATGGTATTCCAAAAGATTTTAACGGCATAGCAAATGCACTATATTCTAATCAGCAAAACAAGTAAGGAGTTATTAAATGGCTACACTCTCAACAGCAAATTTAACACTAGCGGATTGGGCAAAAAGATCTGACCCAGACGGTAGAGTTCCAATCGTTGCAGAACTGTTATCACAGAGCAACGAAATATTAGATGACTGCGTTTTTAAGGAAGGTAATTTACCTACTGGTGAACGTGTAGTTATCAGAACAGGTTTACCCGGTGTTTACTGGAGAGCATTAAACCAAGGTATTCCATCAAGCAAGTCAACAACAGCACAAATTGATGAAGCTTGCGGAATTCTAGAAGCACGTTCTGAAGTAGACAAAGATTTAGCGATGTTAAATGGTAACACCGCACAGTTCCGTTTATCTGAAGATACTGCTTTCTTGGAAGCAATGAATCAGACTCAAGCTGAGACAATGTTTTACGGTAATCCCGGGACAGATCCTAAAAAGTTTCTAGGTTTAGCACCAAGATACGGTGATCTTTCCGCAGATAATGCTGTAAACATTCTTGATGCAGGTGGATCAGGTTCTGATAACGCTTCTGTATATCTAGTTGTTTGGGGTGACAATACTGTTTATTGTCCTTTTCCTAAAGGATCTAAAGCAGGTTTAACTCACGAAGATCTTGGCGAGCAAACTGTTTACAATAGTGACGGTACAAGGCTACAAGCTTTTGCTACACGTTACCAATGGAAAAACGGTTTGGTTGTTAAAGATTGGAGATACGTTGTTCGTATTTGTAATGTTGACATTTCTGACTTACTCGGTAGTGCTAATACACAAACTGCTGCTGCATCAACTAACTTAGTTAAATTGATGGCTAGAGCATTATACAGAATACCTAATATGGCTATGGGAAGAGCAGCATTCTATATGAATAGAACTGTTCACTCAGGCATGAGTATTGCTGCACTAGATAAATCACAAAACGTATTATCAATACAAGAAGGTTTATCACAGTTTGGATCTGCACAAAGCTATCTATCATTCTTAGGAGTACCTCTTAGAAGAGTAGATGCCTTGATCAATGCTGAAGCTCGTGTAACTTAATAGTTACAAGTTTTTTTATACTATTTTTTTGGAGATTTTCTTAAAATGATTACAGACAAACTGCTCAGAGTGAGCGAAGATCAAGCATTAACTACAACTGCTGTATCTACTAACACTATTGATTTAAGTGTTGCTAGAGACATGGGTGAAGGTACAACTTTGTACATGAACTTTGCAGTAACAGAAGCATTAGCTAATGGTACAAGCGTTACGTTTGAAGTTATTACTAGTGCAAGTGCAAACTTAGGTACACCTACTGTTATTGGTAGTAGTGCAGCAATTGTCACAGCATCACTTACATTAGGTAAGAATATTGTTGTTACTTTAAATCCAGATATTGCTGGCAAAGGCCAAAGATATCTTGGTGCTAGGTACACAATTGCAGGTACTTTTAACGCTGGTAAAGTTACTGCTGATGTAGTAGAAACAATTGGTGACGGACAGAAGTACTATGCTTCTGGCTTTACCGTAGCTTAAACTAAAAACGACTTATGCCTATTTACAAAGCAAAAATTAAGTGTTTCGTTGGTCAATCTATGAGAGAAGCTGACGAAGAATTTGAGTATAACGGAGAGTATTGCAAGCATCTTGAATTAGTTAGTGGTCAAGAACTTCAGACACCTGTAGCGTCTACTACACCTGTGAAATCTGAAGTAAAGATAACTAATTTAGAATTGATGACTAAAGCAGAACTTGAAGTTTATGGTCGCACTATCGGTCTTGAACTTGATAGAAGACAAACAAAAGATACTCTTATTAAACAACTTGAAGCAGCTAGTAAATAGGTTTAGTCTTCTTATTTGACTTACAGGGGGCTAGTAGTATTACTGCTATCCTCCTCTTTTTATAGGAGATGTAATGGCAACTGAAGTAGATATTTGCAACCTTGCCCTAGCTCATTTGGGTGATGATGCAACAATAGCTTCGCTAAATCCACCAGAAGGATCAGCACAAGCGGAAAAAGCTGCACGTTTTTATCCAATTGCTAGAAACAATTTGTTAGAAATGTATAATTGGAATTTTGCAGCAAAACGTGAAAATTTAGCATTAACTACAAATACTCTTGACCAATGGGATTATGCATACGCAGCACCTGCGGATATGATGAATCCTGTCTCAATAATATCTCCTTCAGCACAAAACGATTACGCTACAAGAATGTCTGCTGGCGATACTCCGGGAGGAATAACAAGTAATTATGCACCAACAATTGTGGCAGGGCAATATTCACCACAACAATTTGCAGTAGAAGGAGCGTATATTTATACAAATCAAGAAAATGCAATGTTGAGATATCAAGCATATATAACTGACCCATCGTTATTTTCTCCTTTATTTGTAACTACATTGTCATGGCATCTAGCATCAATGCTGGCAGGGCCTATTATAAAAGGAGATCAAGGAGCAGCCGAAGCAAAACGTAGTATACAAATGATGCAAGGATATTTAACACAAGCAAAACAATCAGACAATCTACATAGAGATATTACGGTAGAGCATATAGTTCCTTGGACATCTGGGAGGTAATCAATGCCAGTTACACGCACGTTTGCTAGAGCATTTTCTGGAGGTGAGATATCACCAGAAATGTTTGGTCGTATTGATGACGCTAAGTATCAGCAAGGCGCAGCAAAAATGCTTAACTTTATTGCCAAACCACAAGGGCCAGCAGAAAACAGACCGGGGTTTGCATTTGTTAAAGAAGTAAAAGACAGTACAAAAGCAACAAGGTTATTATCTTTTACATTTTCTACTGTGCAAACAATGGTAATTGAAATGGGTAATACCTATTTTAGATTTCATACACAAGGTCAAACATTACTTTATTCAGATGGAACAGCATGGAGTAACAGCACTAATTATACAGTTGGTGATATAGCTAAATATAGTGGTACAAATTATTACGCAAAGACAGCACACTCAGGTAGCCAACCACCAAACTCTACAAATTGGTATGCATTACCTGCTGACATGACATATGAAATACCATCACCATATTTAGAAGCAGAGTTATTCGATATTCATTATGTGCAATCTGCTGATGTTATGACAATTGTGCATCCTAATCATGCACCACGAGAACTAAGAAGATTAAGCGCAACTAAATGGGAATTAAAAACAATTAGTTTTACTAGTACTTTAGCAGCACCAACAGGTGTATCTGTCACTCCATATATTCCTTCATCAAGCAGTACAAATACAGATACATATGAAGCTCATGTTTATGTTGTAACGGCTGTTGCATCTAATTTAGTAGATGAAAGTGCAGCATCTAATTCTGGATCAGGTAATAATAATATTTTTGTTACAGGAGCAAAAAATACAATTTCATGGAATGCAGTTACTGGTGCGTCTAGGTATAGAGTTTATAAAGAACAGGGTGGTATTTTTGGGTTTTTAGGAGAATCAACTGGAACAACAATTGTTGATAATAATATTGCACCAGATTTTTCTAGAACTACACCTATATATGAAAATGAATTTGTAGGTACTGGTAATTTTCCCGGTGCTGTATCTTATTTTGAACAACGTAGAGTTTTTGCAGGTACAAATAATGAACCGCAAAGTATTTTTATGACAAAATCAGGAACTGAAAGCAATATGTCTTTTGGTCTACCAATAGCTGATGATGACCGTATTAAGTTTCAAGTAGCTGCTCGTGAAGCAAATACCATTAGACATATAGTTCCGTTAACAAATTTACTGTTACTTACAGGATCGGCAGAATGGCGCATTACATCTGTTAATAGTGACGCTATAACACCAACATCTATATCAGTAAAACCACAATCATATGTAGGTGCTAATAATGCACAGCCAGTAATTGTAAATAACAGCATGGTTTATTGTGCATCTCGTGGTGGTCATGTAAGAGAACTTGGTTATAACTGGCAAGCAAATGGATTTATTACAGGAGATCTATCTCTTCGTGCGCCACATTTATTTGATAATTTAACAATTACAGATATGGGTTTAGCAAAAGCTCCTATGCCTATTGTGTGGTTTGTTAGTAGCAGCGGTAAATTAATTGGTCTTACATATGTTCCAGAACAGACTATAGGAGCATGGCATCAACATGATACAGATGGTACGTTTGAAAGCGTTGCAACAGTTTCTGAAGGTAATGATGATGTTTTATATGCTGTTATTCAAAGAACTATAAATGGTGCTACTAAAAAATATATAGAACGTATGGGTACAAGATTATACGACAATCAACGTGATAGTTTTTTTGTAGATGCAGGTGCAACTTATAACGGTACAAATACAAACACAGGACAAAATGTTACTATATCTGCCGGTACAAATTATACAAGAGGAGAAAGCGTTACGATAACTGCCAACTACAATTTATTTAATGCACCTCCTAGTACTGATGATGTAGGCGATGCAATTGTTTTAGTAGACGGCACAAATTATTACAGATGCAATATTGTTTCTACTACAAGTGCAACAGTAGCAACTGTAAAACTAGACGTAGATTTACCAGCAAGTTTACGCAATACAGCCATAACAACGTATGAAGTTGCAAGAAATGTTTTTACTGCTGGATTATCACATTTAGAAGGCAAGACAGTAAGCATCTTGGCTGATGGTGCTGTACATCCACAAAAAGTAGTTTCTAGTGGTTCTGTTACTTTAGACCGTGCTTCTAGTGTTGTTCATATAGGTTTGCCATATAACAGCGATTTGCAGACGTTACCTTTGGCATTGCAAACAGAAGCTTTTGGTCAAGGCCGTGTAAAAAATCTAAATCATATTTGGTTGCGTGTTTTAGAGAGTTCTGGAATATTTGCTGGCCCTACTGCTGATAAATTAGTAGAAGCAAAACAACGTACAACAGAACCATATGGAACTCCACCAAATTTAAAAACGGAAGATATTAAAATTATGTTAACTCCAGCATGGCAAGATACAGGACAAATTTTTGTAAGACAAACTGATCCATTACCTTTAACTGTTGTAGGTGTAACTTTAGAAGTAGCTATTGGTGGATAGTGTGACCGTAAACAGATAAACTGTATGTATATTAGAAAAATAAGGAAGTGTTGAACTTATGACAACGAGGATAAAAAATGGCAAAATATAGTCAACAAACTATAGATAACATAGGTAATTTTGGTACTGCTATGGAAATTGGCGGTATGGCTACTGGTATTGTTAATAGTTTTTACGCAGCTAGTACAGAAAAATATAATTTACAAACGCAAGCTTTAAATTTTAAACATCAACAAGCAATGTCTGCAATTAATGCAGACGCAATGGAATTTGCATCGTTTAATATTTATAGACAATATGCACAACAAAAACAAAATTTAGGTATAGACCAACGTCAAAAACGAGGAAAAAGAAAAGTTAGCGTAGCGTCTAGAGGTGGTAAAGCAGGTTATGGAAGTTCTAGAGATGTTGAAGTTAGTAGAAGAGTTTTAGATGCTATTGATAGAAAAACAATAGATGTTAATAGAGTAAAAGCTGCAAATGATATGAAAACAAGAGGTGTAGATGCCAAAATTCAAGCTGATATGTTAGGTGTATCAGCAGGGGCTATGTTTTCTAGTGCAAGTAATGTTAGCGGATTTATGAATGCAGCACCTAGTTTACTTACAGGTGTAAGTTCTCTTGCACAAAATTTTGTTAAAAGAAATGCTTAAGAGGTAATTATGCAAGTACCAATGAATTTAACTCAAAATATTCAAGGTGGTGCGCCAGCATTATATAGTGGCGGTCAAGTTGCCACAATGAAAGATACAGTAAGTGGAGCAACTGCTAAATTAGCTCAAGCACAATCTAAAGCAGGGCAAGAATTTAATGCAATAAGAGATGAATTTCAACTTGCAAGAGATGATGCGGTCTTTAAAAAAGCGCACGCTGATTTTGCTAAAGAAGCAAATGAAATAAAATTTAAATATTTAGCATTAGAAAGTGAAGGTGCTGTACAAACAGTAGGAACAAATCCAGACACAAATCAACCTATATCAATTTTAGACCAGCAAAAAAATGATATTGAAGCTATACGACAACAATACTTAGGAACTTTAGAAAACAGTAGACAAATAGAAGCATTTGATATTAAATCAGGAGCTACAAAAGAAACCATTTCTAACAGAATGGGGGTACATTATATAAGTGAAAATTCTAAGTTTTTAAAGAATTCAGCAATTGCTGATATTGCTACGCAAACAAATGAAGCAGGTGAAAATTATAAAGATTTTTTTGATTTAAATGGTGAATACAATGCATCTTTAACAGCAGCTTTGCAATTACAAAGTAAAGAAGATAACAGAATTGGATTATCACCAGACAGTCCAATTAGAAGAAATAATATGTTGCAAGTATGGAATGGTGTGCAATCAGCAGCTTTGGACACAATGATAGCGGAAGGTGATTTTAAAACTGCAATGACATTTCTTGATCACAATTACAATACTTTAAATAAAATGTCACCTGCTACATTTAAAACATATAACCAAACAGTAAGAAAAGGATATTTAAAACAGGTTGGTGAAAAGCAAGCAACTAATATTTTTAATTATCGTGGCAATCCAAATAGTGATGACCCTTTAAGTAAAATAAATTTTACGTTTCTTTTGTCTAGTAATCATGCAGCAGATGATGGACGTAATGCACCAACAACAAATGGTTTGAATGCATTAGACGGTCAAAATCCTGATTTAAGTGATACAGAAGCTAGTGAATATTGGTTTAATGCGTCTAAAGAATCTAAGTTTTTTAATGAAGAAACAGGAGTTATGAAAATAATTCCAGAACATCAAACAATGCAACTGTTCGCAATTCAAACACTTGGTGTAGAAAAAGCAGATTCTATATTTACAAAAGCTAAAACATTATCAGGTAAAGATGCCAGCAATGAAGATATTATGAAAAATGTAGTTAAATTATTTAAAGAAGCACAAGAAAAAAAATTCTTTGGCAATGGTGAACACGTTGATCTAGTTAATAAAGATATAGATACAATATTAAAATATATTGATTACGACTATGCAAATAAAGTAATTGCTGGTGGTAAAGATGGATTATTTAATGACCGTAATGATGAATCAGGAATGCCAAAAAGAACTGATATGTTAGAGCTATTAAATGATGTAATAATAGATGATGAAAAATTAGAATATGCAAAAACAGAATTTAAAAAAGTATATGACGATCAGGAATCAATAAATGAAGGAGAGTATAAAAATTTAAAAGAAGAAATTTTTGCAACAGCTTTTGCTAGAGAAGGTGGCTATGCAGATGTAAACGAAGGTGATTTTGCTAAATTAACACGAGAAGATCAACAAACAGCAAAGAATGGACATCCAGAAGAGTCAGATACAGATACTTATGCAAAATTAATATCTAACCCAACAGAAACATTACCAGAAAATTTAAGTAAATATAGAGGTTTATTATCTAAATCAGATTACAGAAAATTTTTAACATCAGGTCAAACTTTAAATCAAGGAGGAGAAACTAAAGTTTTAGAAGCAACTATGGATACACAATTATTTAAAGATATATTATCTAAAAATGGTTTTGAAGATATTGTGTTTGGTAAAAAGAAAAACGATAAAGATAAAGCCAAAAAATACAATTCTATTTTAACTGCTGTAGAAAACAGAATAGATTATGCACAAAGAATACAAAACAAAAAATTAACTCGTGATGAAAAAGCTACTCTGTTATATAATACAATTTCTGATGAAGTTAATATAGATAATAGAAATATTTTATACGATCCAAAAGGTAAATTATATAGCGGTGTTGATAAAGATAAACTGGATGATACATATGTAAATGTAAAAGAAGTTGTAGACGGTGTAATAAAAACTTCAAGAATTTATGGAAACGAAATACCAACTAAAGTATTAATGGCAATACAAGGATCGTTATATGAACGTGGTAAACCCATGTCACAATTAGAAATTGCTAAAGAATGGGTTAAATTTGGTAGACCATTAACTTTAAAACAAGCTGATAAAAATATTAACGCAACAAATATTTATGGATTAATGGCAGGTTAAATATGACATCATCTAATCCTTTTGATCAATTAGTAGACAAAGCACCTAGCCAAAATATTGGCAGACAATACG